GCAGACCCAGTGGATGAACCAGATCATCACCTTCGGCGGGGTGCAGTGGGCCTACCGGCAGCTCAGCTGGTCAGGGCTGGTGAGCGGTCAGGGCCAGGGTGAGCAGGCCACCATCACGATGCCGGCCACCAGGGAAAACCACGACCTGTTCGAGCGGGCGCTGGCTGAGCGCTGGCTGTGCTGGATCACGGTCCTGGATTTTGACGAAGTAGCTGGAGACACTGGGATCCCGACCGCTTTCACCGTGGCCGCGGCGACGGTCGGCGAGGCGATCGGCGGCAGCGGCACACTGACCAGCCGCACCATTCAACTCGGCTCGGCCCTGTCGCCGATCGGCGCGCAGTTCCCGCCGCGCTCGGCTACCACCGAGTTGATCGGGGTGCCCTGCCGGCTATGACCGACACCGTTCGCTACGCGCTTCAAACCTTCAACCCTGACGGCAGCCGCCGGTATGCAGTAGGCAGCGGTCGCAGTTCCGGGTCAATTACATCTGCCGGAGACGGCAGCTACAAGGGGCCAGCATTTTCAATCGGAGTGCCATCCGGCAGCAGGGCCCTGTCGTTTGCGCTCCCTGCCACCGGCCAGCTGCCGCCACCGGCCAAGTCCGCTGCCGCCGCCGGCAACTCACCGCTCCGGGTGCCGCAGCGGGCCATGGTGATAGGTGAGCCGATCCCAGTTGTGTTCGGTCGGCGGCGCGGAACCGTGGGCGGTGTGCTGGTGTTCCCGCCAGCGACTGAAGCCCGGTTCGAAAACACCAACAGCACCGTCACCAGCCGCTATCACATGGTGCTGGGCGAAGGCCAGATCGGTTCCGTGCAGGTGCGCGATGCCAGGAATGGTGAGAGCCGGATCGGCAGCTTCAGCCAGAACTACGGCAAACGGGCTGGCAACTGGACGCCCGGCAACTTCGCCACAAGCCACGGCGGAGTGACGCCGATTTTCCCCCACTACACCGGCGGCGGCGGCAACTACAGCGGTATCAGTACCATCGAAGCTGGGGCCACATTCCACCATGATTCCGACGAGTGGAAGACCGCCTGGAACTTCTTTGTCCGCGAGGGCATGACGATCGAGCGGGGCCGCCTGGCGGATGGTGTAGCCGGCGCCTCTGACAACATCGCCGACCTGGTGCTGTGGGCATGGCAGCGCAGCTCCAGGGTGCCGCTGGCGATGATCGACATGGACTCCATGGTTGCCGCGGCCAAGTTTGTGGAGGCCAACGGTCTGTGGTGCAACGGGCTATTCGAGGATTCGGCCAACCTGGGCGATTTCGTGATCAGGATCCTGCCCTTCTTCCTGCTGCGGGAAACGAGGGTAGGAGGCAAGTATGGGCTGAGGCCGTTGCTACCGGCTAACGCGGACGGCAGCATCATCACCGATCCGATCGAGCCCCGCTGGCTGCTGGATGAGCGGATCATCAAGCCCGATTCGTTCCAGCGCACCAACGTCGAAGCGAGCGTCAGGCGAGCCCCGATCCTGAATGTGCTCTGGCGCCAGCAGGCAGATGAGACTGACATCGCGGTGCCTCGCACCTTGCCGATCGGAACGAGCAACGGGACGGACAAGCCGGAGCAGCGCGACCTCTCGCAGTTCTGCACCAGCGAGCTGCACGCCTCTAGGGCCGGCAGCTACGAATATGCGCGGCGGGTGCTGGTTGGACATACAGCAACAGTGAAGCTCCGGACTGGCAGCCAAACCGGCCGGATCAAAGAGGGCGACGTGGTGCAGGTCTATCTGAGGGTTGAGGCCGATGGAGATGCGCCATGGTTTTACAATTACTACTACCAGGTCGAATCAGTCGGGCTCGACTTCACTGGAGAAGAGACGTTATCCCTTACCCATTTCCCGGTAGATGCAGATGGCCGCAGCTTGCTGGCGGATGCTGTCGTCCGGGCGCCCGTAACTGGCATCATCCTCCCCAGCCAGCGGACCGGCCCCAGTGGTGACGTGGCCGGCCGCGACACAGACACCAGCGTGCCGGGCAGCCTTACTGGTGGGACCCCGCTCAGCCCTCCAGGCCAGCCCGGCTTGCCGCCGTTCACTCCACCTGAACAGCCGCCAGAGCCGCCAGCGCCTCCGGCGCCTGGGGATCCTGTCATCCCTGGCCGGCCTGTGCCGCCGCCGGCTGAGCCACAGGAACCAGGAGAGCCGTATCAGCAAAAAAGATGGGTGATCTCAGGTTATACGTATTCCGGGTTTAATGCTTGGGGGTTTGCTTACGCATATGCCAGTAGCGAGCCTGAAGTGACAGGAGCAAGAAAGCTATATGGATCGCCGGTGCCTGCTAATGTTACAAACAACCCTGATGTAGTTTCTTTAAATTTTCAGTTGGAAGTAGCTAATACTACTATCGATTCTACAGGGCATATAACGATAAACGGCAACGGAGGGATAGACTTGTTAAACGGCAGATTTACCCAATACAACAGCCCCATTTATGGAGGTGGGTTGCTTTGGGATGGTGACTATTCGTACACAATTCAAGAGGTTGCACTAGGTGGCTGACTTCCCTGCCCTGATCCCAAGCCAGGCGCCGATCACCCCCGGCAACTGGCCCATGGCTGGCCATCAATCGATGGACGGGAAGCGCGGCAACGTCCGCACCGGCTCGCTGGAGATCGGCCGAACGTGGACGCCAATCTTCGAGAACATCACCGAAGCCGACTACCTGACGATTCTGGCCCACTACCGGGCGCACCGGCTGCAGTTCGATCGGTTCGTCTTCACCGTCACCACCCTGGCCGCTGCGCTCACGCCAACCGGCTACGCCTGGCGCTGGGCCGAGTCGCCCCAGGTGGTGGACCGTCATGCCGATGTGTTCGTGGTCCGCTGCGCCTTCTCCTGCGTGCCCCGGCCGCTGGCATCGATGCGTGGGGGGCAGTGGAGATAGGCCGCTTCCACCTTCACCCGCGGTGCGTTTGCTGGTGTGTTCGGCGCTTTCGAGGCAGGCGGCCAGTGGGCCTCGGCTGCAACGACCTTCACCCGCGGTGCGTTCTCCGGGGGGCTGGGTGTGTTCGAGCTGGGGGGCCAGTGGGGTTCAGCACAGACCGTCTTCACCCGCGGCGCGTTCTCTGGTACCAGCGGCATTTTTGAGTCCGGCGCCCGGTGGGTATCAGCGGCAACGACGTTCGTTCGCGGGCGCATTGCCGGGGCGTCGGTGTTTGAGGCTGGGGCGCAGTGGGTGTCAGAGGCGACGACGTTCACCAGGGGGGCGTTTGCCTCCACCAGCAACGCCCTGTTGGTGCAGTTCGCTGGCGCCGACAACAGCACGACCTTTACCGATACCGGGCCGCTGGGGCTGATTGGGACTGCGTTTGGGGATGCCAAGATCACAGCGGCAAACGGCAAGTTTGGCGGCAGTGCCGGCACATTCGATGGGTCTGGCGACTACGTCGAGTTCCCGTCTGCGTCTGTGCCTCGCTTTACCGGAGACTTCACTATTGAGGTGTGGGCTTACCCAACCGACGTCAACGATCGCTCAATAGCATCCAGCAGCCACGCATCAGATAGCAACATCCAGATTTTCCGGATGTACACCAGTGGAAAGCTAGAGTTTTATGCTAACGATCAATATGTTATACAAGCCACTTCCGCTGGTATAGTTGCTAACCAGTGGCAGCATTTACGGATTACGCGCAATATCAACAATACTCGCATGTATCTTAACGGCGAGCAGGTCGGCCCAACAAATACCAGTTGGACAGGTGCCTTTACCTGTAATATAATTGGGCATCATTTCTTTAACGGCAGCCCTCACTACAGCCCCGGCCAGTATGCAGGCAGGCTAAGCGAGTTCAGAACCGCGACTGTCGCATACTCCACCGGCAGCAGCTTTGCCGTGCCGACCGGGCCATTCCCGGCTCCCTAACCTGAACCAAGAACAGACCCCCCCATGGCCAGCCTCGTCTTCAACAGCTACCTAGGCGACGTGTTTGCCGGGAACTGCAACACCAGCCACACCTACAAAATGACCCTGCACACCTCGGGCTACACCGAGGACAGGGCCGCTCATTCCAAGTTCTCGTCAGTCACAAACGAGCTG